AGGTAGTGGGTGGAAACTCGATCTCACGTTGTTTTTGATATTCTTCAATCAACTTATCCATATCTTGTATTGCACCATTATTTTCTTGTTCTTGTTCTTGTTGAAATAACTCGGAAGGTTTAGGTGCATTTGGTTTCGCAACCATTCTATCATATTCTTTTTGTCTTTCTTCCAATAATCTTTTATCCACATCTTCTTTTGTTTCATAAACTTTAGATTCAATCGTATATTCTTCTATTATAGTATCACTATTTTGAAAATGCAATTGTAAATAACTATGTAATATACTAATTGTTTTTTTGTTTAGTTCTTGTAATTCAACTTTTGAAATAAAATGATTTGACGGTAGAGATTCATAAACTTGAGAGATTGCTTGTTTAAAAAATGATTCTTTGTCGCTGTAATTAATTTGTAAAATTCCTGGAAGCTTATGAAAGATTGTCCATAAAATTTCTTGGTTTATTTCTGAAATATAATCCATTTGTTATTGCGTATATCTTTTACACGCATTTCTATTTATTTCATTTTTACCTTTTTAAACATAAACGAAATACACATGTAGTATGTATATAACGTAAAAATGGATAATGTAGGATTCATTATGTTGCGACATGTAAAAGATAATGACACTAATTTGTATTGGCAAGAATCATATAATTGCATACGAAAATTATATCCTGAAAATAAAATTGTAATTATTGACAGCAATAGTAAAAGGGAATTTATTTCCGATCTAGACTTATACAAAACAGAAATTATTTATAGTACTTATACAAATAGAGGCGAATGCTTGCCTTATTATTATTATACAAAAAACAAGTGGTTTGAAAAAGCAGTTATTATCCATGATACAGTATTTATTCATCATTACATTGACTTTTCAGACTTTTCTAATTACAAATTAATGTGGGGATTTAAACACGGAAAATATGAAAGAAAAGATGAAGCCATACAAATTATCAGAGCTTTGGATAATTCAGACGAATTAAAAGAATTCTATCTCAATAATGATACATGGTATGGTTGTTTTGGATCCATGACAACTATATCACATAATTTTTTAAGTGAATTAAATGATAAATACGACTTTGAAAATTTTTTATACGTAATTATATCAAAACAATACAGAGAAGCATTCGAAAGAGTTATTTCATGCATTTTCCAATTTGAATATGAAGCAAAATTTGTAGTTCATAAAGACATGTTACTATATTTACCGTATGGAATAAGTTTTGAAGTAAGGAATCATTATAGTCATTTACCAATAATAAAAACTTGGGGTAACCGGAAATAATTAATTGCAATGTTTTATCAGCTCGTAATACTTTATGCATTTTTCGTTATTGTGTAATGGTATTAGTGAAAATAAGAGTGATTTACAAACATTTAGTAGCATATTAAAGTTATCTTCTCCATAAAATTCATTGAAAGTTTCTTTAAAGCATTTTTTGATTTTTTCTTTATAGCTAATATCCAATAGTTTATCTTCGTGTATTTCATCATACCCAATAATTGATTGATACATTTTTGCCCAATCGTAAAGATAATCACCGTAAATGGTAAGTTTGCTTCCTTGCCTTCCCCTCATATCAATAAACTTGATTTTTCCAAAATTATTGATAATAACATTTGTAAATACTGGATCACCATGAATGACTGTTTTTTTTCCTTTATAGTTCTCCAGAGATTTACAAATTTCTTGAAATGTTTCTGAATGGTTCGGATATATTGAGTAGTTGTATTTTTCATATCTTTCTTTTAGTTTAGGAATGTAATTGTATAAAACGTTTATATTATCGCGATTTGCAGAATATTGATTCTTTCTATTATCACATGTTTGCAATCTATAGATAGAATTCATAATATGTTTCAATTGTTCTTCTGTTAATAATTGTGAGAGATACAAGTTACTCGCTGTTATACCATTTATCTTTTCTACACTGTACCATTGATTATTTGTATCATAATCGACCATAATTGGAAACATATCCTTAACTGAATATGGAATATTACGATAATAGTGTATTTCACCTGAAAGATCATTCGATCTTTTTGTACAAACCATAATAGTATCTGAATGAATTGTATTGAAATCTCTCGGTTTTATCATTGTTTCGTAATATCCTAGCTCTTTTTCCATATCATCAAAACAGCTTAATGCGAGATCATCAATATAATAATTTGCCTCTGGTTTTCCGAAATAAATTTCGTCATATGGTATATCAAATTGTTCTAATGTTTCAAATGTCGTTTTTCCAATATCTTGTAGGATTTTACCTACATTACCTTTATGTGTTCTCATTCTTCTCGCTGTATATATAATAATTGTGTGTCCAAACCGTTTGAGATATTTAAGCAATTCAATATTTTTGTGTATTGGTTCTACTGTTTTATAATCATTTGGAACTCTTGGAAATGTTACTAAAGTATTATCTAAATCGAAACAATAACGTTTTGGTTTTACCATTAACTCACCGTTTATAGAGCTATATCTTGGGTAATTATGACAAAATAAACGTACTTGGGTTGGAGTACCTAAACAAACGTAATTATTCGTATTTATATTTTTCTTTTTGAATTGCGATCCAGCATTTATCATTTCTTTAATCACAGTTGATGTATAAAATTCATTTTTCTGTAGAATATTATTGTCAATTATGTGCTTACAATACGTTAGAAGTGCTTTTTTAGATGAAAAACCATAAACCCCACAACAAGCATCGTTTGATATTTTTTCTTTTTCTACAATGTTTTTTATTACATCACTTTCGGTATTGCATTCAACATAACTATAAATTGGTTTTTCTTGGTGGTCGTTGAAAGTAATCAACATATTTTCTTTATTCCATGCTTTTATAATGTCGCATGTATAGAAATTATCTCCATCTATACATAATACAGGTTCATCTAAATACGCTCTTTCCAAAGCACCAAGAGATATATATATTGTTTCTGCAGCCCCTCTAGTATCGTTATTCAAACATAAAAATTTGAAATTTACTTTGGGATATTCCTTTAACAACATGTCTTCTAGACGGTAAGGTTTATATACTCGATTGTATGGTATATATATGATTGTATCTTCATTTTGCGGAATATTCAAATTGTCTAGTAGCCAAAATAGTATTGGTTTTCCCATAACATTGATTAATGCTTTTGGTTTTTTATAACCATTTTGAGAGAAACGTTGTCCTGTTCCGCCTAAAGGTATTAATAAAATCATATTAATACATTTAGTTACTGAAGTCCCTTTATATACCTTTGTTAAGAACCGGTTGTTTGTTTTTTAAGATATTGTACATTCATTTCTTTTATATCTCTTTTCTCCTTGTACGATATTTTATGACTTTCTGGTTTTTCTTCTGGTTCATTACTAGCGGAACCAATAATTGCATTTAATAATTGTTCTACTCCAGTAACATCTAATAAAAATTTCGAACCTTTGCTGTATTTTTCTTGCCTAGAATATGTACTTTGACCAACTTTTTTTTTATGGTCATTATTTTGTTCAGTGTCACCATTCTCATTTTTTTTGTCCCCAAATTCTATCAGTGGTTTTTTTGGATAAAAATAATGTTCAAAAGTTGTTGTTTTTTCGATCATGTTATCTACGTGATTTTCTATATTTTTCGATTCTTTAGTAGGAAAATAAGAAGATATCCAATTGTGAACAATATGATCGAAATAAGGATCTGTATTTAGTCTTCTTAGTTCTCGTAATGCGAACGCTCTTCTCTCATCTATTTTTTCTTTTTCGTGATCACTTTTGTTACTATACTCAATGTTGTTTTCAAATTCGGTTGAATCTATGTAGTCTATTATACTGTATATGATTGTTGTATTTTCATCCTTTTTATTTGGTGCAACATTGCGAACTTTTTTGTATATATCAAATATTTTTTGTAATTTTTCAGTTTCAGTTTCAGTTTTTTTATCATCAGCGATAATAAAATTCTTCACTTCATCTCTATGTTGCTCTATTTTAGGATTCCCTCCTTTCTGAAGTTTTACAGTTTTTTTCTCTAAAATATCGTTTATTTGAATCCCTCTTTTTTTCCCTTGTAAAATAAGAGTTTGTAAATCGCGATTCATTCCGGTTTTCTTGATATTGTTTATTGCTGTTTGTTGCGTATATTTCCTACTTTTAGATTTTTTTACCATAGTACTTGTGAATTATACACGTAATTCAGATAATTATTTAGAATAATGTTTCAATTAAAATATAAATAAATCATATAATGGAACAACTCCAAATCGCGTTTTTATTAGGAACGCTTTATTTAATATTCACCATATACGTGATGTTATACAACTCTCTTGGTAGGTTTGATAAGTCTTATGTAGTTTTATCTATAATATCTGTATTTATTTTGATGGTTGGATTAGCGGTAGGTCACTGTTCTATTATTAATCCATTGCATTATATTATAGTTTTTCTAGTTATTTGCAGTATTTTCTTAAGCAACGTATTTTTAGTTATGATTTCATTTTTTATTACATTTTCTGTAAAAATTTCATGGATTGTATATGGATATTGTGTTTTAAATAAAGGTCCAAATCGTCTAGGTTTTGATAAAGAAATGGATATTGGTATGAATATGCTTTTGCTTATACAAATCGCAAAGATAGTTTATCATTATTATAAGAAGAAATAGACACTCACCATCTATTCTTTTTTACTGTAATTTGACTACCAACTTTTTTTTTCTTTGATTTATTCGGATCATAAGCTTCATCTTCATCATCTGAACCCATGTCTCTTGAAATGTCCCAAAATTCTTTGGAACCTAATTTAAAGTCAGGACGGTTTTCTGCTTTATACCAAAATATTTGGTCCTGTAATTTATTAGATTTTGCATTATTGTTTATTACTAGACATTCATAATTTTCAGTTGTTTGATCCATAACACTGCTAAAAGATTCTAATGTAGGAAACATGCTTGCATAATTTTCCCAAATTCTTTTACGGTTTGTTAAATAAGGTTCTCTTAAAATAAACACATAATCTATATTTGTTCTAAGAGTTGGTGGTATTCCTAAAGGATACTGCATTGTAATAATCAACATAACTTTCCAATGGCGCCCATTCATGAAAAGTAACCGCATCAATTTATCTCTTGACCAAGAATTATCATACAAACAATCGTCTAATATAACAAATGTTCTAGGATCGATTGTTGATCTTTTGTATTCTTCTACTTCTTTTTTCATTTGTTTCAACACCGTTTTTTGTCTTCTCAAAATATTTTTA